TGCTAGGTAGCATTCACGCTCAACCATTGGTCTAACGTCATCGGTGATCACCGCATGGCCCATCATGACCGCCCGCACCTTGTCGCTGGGCTTCGGCACGTCACTGGGCCACATGGTTAGCGTCCCAATACCTCACAGCCGCGATTGCCGCCTCATAACCTAAAGCTACACAAGCATAAGCCCCTGCCGCTTGAGCCGCCATCAAATATTCTACCTGCCCCGGTTGCCAGCTTGATTTAGTGTGATCCTTACGCTTGATCTCCATCACCAACGGCACACTGGCCGGAATGATCACGTCAACCACCCCAGACGTCATTCCTTCGGCTTTCTGCCATGCGGCTTGACCCATAGTCCGCACCCCCTCATTGCGCGGGTGAAACGCCAATAGCCCCCACGTCTTAGGGTATTGCGCACGAATAAATGCAAATAGCGTGACTTGATCCGCATTTTCAGCAGGGCAAGGACCGCGAAACGTGGGATCGCCATATAGATAAATGTCAGGTGGTAGGATCATTTTTTTCTCCTACTAATAAAGTAGCTCCCACATGGCGAAACTACGCTTGCGCTCGATTGATGCAATTTAACAATTAGAAAGTTAGCAAGTTTTATTGCTTTTGATGTAAGGTCTTTTTGATTTGATGGAAACCTAGCGTAGTTAATAATTCCTATCTTAACCCCACTTTCAAAGCCCCCAGTGTACGCAAAATCTGCATCCACTATGTTTACACAAAAACCAGTTAGGCAAAAATCAGAACAGTAGAACCTAGCCATTTCCCTTGAACCTGCAATGTAAACGTCAGCAAAAGAATAGTCGCATTTTTTAATTTTAGTGTTAACTTTCATTTCCACTTCTCCTCACAGAAAAAACCACACTCTAGGTTCATTTCTTTTATAGGTTCACCGACTGCCCACTCTGGCAACTCGTCAAGAAAAATTCTTTTTCCATTAAACCTAACAAGCTTTGTTCCTATTCCCCTTGATACTTTGCAGATCTTATTAAACCTGCATATGTCAATTTTTCTAATAAGGTTCCAGTAGGTTGGGCTTGTAGCCTTCACGCATCCAACGCAGTTAGCATTTGGCATTCCTAGGCTGTAAGCCTCTGGAAGATTTATTCCAAGAGATATTAGCATCTTGCCGCAATCGTCTTTAGTCATACATTCTTCAATTAAAACAGGAATAACGTTTTCTTTTTCTGTTAAAACAAATCTGTTGTGCCTATTTTTTTCCTCTATTGAAAAACCCATTACATGCCAATCTACATGGTTGGATTTTTCCCAATTTTGACGGGCCTTCTTTTTAAGCTCTCCAGTGCAAGGAGCGCCATGAACTCCAGAGATGTATTTTCTTTTTTCAAACACATCAAATATAGAGCATGACGGCCAATCCGGGTTTAACACTGGCTCAATACTGTGGTTTAAAAGAACCGATAGATCGTTAATAAACCTTTGGTTATCTTCGTGTTCCTCTGCTACTGGGTTATTTAGTAGCCTAACTTTGCACATTTCCCCGTATTTTTTCAACGTGATTACAGCAGCAGCAGCACTGGCGGCTCCACAACTAACCCAAACGGCAATTGTTTGACCTTCTAATACTTTTTTAGTTTGGATCATGATCGGCTTCCTTATTGTATCCTAGAGCCTCATAAAAGCCACTATCGGCTTTCTTATAAGTTATGGTTTTAGGTTGATCACTCATGCCTCCAGTTGCAGCCATAAGCATTTCATATCCGCGCCATTGATATTGTGATTGCGGTTCACTTGCAATCCATATAGTAAAGCTGCGATATGGGGTTGTAATATCAATTTTCCATTGAGGCTTTCCTGCGCGGCTGATTGTCTTATTTGGCGTCCATTGGGTTATTAGATCAGTCTGCACTTTAGTCGGATCACGTTTTAATTGTTTGAAGTCCAGCCTGAGTTTTTCATTAGGGTCAATAATTTCCCCTTTGCACTCGCAGCAATACCGTGCAGCAATGTCGTTTTCAACTAGGCAATGAGGGCATGGCTTAAACGTCCACCGATAATTGCACTGGATATAATCTCCAGTCTTGCGATCACGAATTAGACATTGACACCTACGCCCGCTATGCCCCGGAATAGGTCCAAAGTCAGTTTCAATCCTCAATCCACGCAGATCAACAAAATATCCTTCCTTGTCGATTTCATAACCGTCCGGGTTTTTGCGTGATTTGAATATGTTTTCACCACTGCACAATGGGCAAACACAATCAACCGGAAAACTTTCTCCGCTACCCATTCCAACTCGAATGTCAGGCGCGAAAATGTCACAGTCTGGAAAATGCCGTTCAATATTCTCTGAATAATCAAGAAATAGACAATCAACCTTTCCCGGGTTTAGGCGCAATCCACGGCCAATGATCTGCTGCAACAGTCCGGGGCTTTCCGTAAGCCGTAGCATTGCCACAACGTCAACATGGGGGGCGTCAAAGCCCGTGGTAAAAACTCCCACGCTGACAAGGTATTTCAACTTGCCAGCCTTAAACCGCCGCACGATTGACGCCCGCATATCCTTGTCAGTCGCGCCGTCAACGCAGGCACTGATTTCAGGGGGAAGGGAAGCGTATGCCTCCTTAGCATGCTGCACAGTGGCGCAAAACAGCAGCACCCCCTTGCGGGCGCTAGATTGCGCCACAATGTCCGCAACGATCTGCGCCGTTAGTCTGCCATGCCCATTGTACGCCCTATCAACAGCCGACTTATCAAACGTCTTTCCGGTCAATTCGGTTGTGTCATAATGACCAGCGCCTGAATTGCCGATGACAACTGGCGTTAGGAACCTCAAGTCAAGCAAAAACCGTGCAGTTACCTTACAAACAAGCTTGGTAAAGTATGGGTCTTTTGTCTGAAATTCAGGAACTGGTTTATCGTTTTCATCAATCTTGTAGATGTATCCTGTCCCTAAACGGTAAGGCGTGGCAGTCAACCCAACAACCCTAACGTTGGGATTTTTAGCCCTAATCCCGTCAATAATTGTTATAATAGTAGGTGTTATTCCGTGGGCTTCATCAACAATAATCATTGCAAATTTATCGCCAAAGCGGGATAACTTATTCTTTACGGTAAGGGGCGTTCCAAATACAACGGGATACTTTGTGCTAAACGCCCCAACCGATGCGCTAAAAATAGACGCCCTGTTTCCGGTTTCCAAATACTTCGCGTGGTTTTGCTCAGTTAGTTCCTTGGATGGTTGCAAAACCAATACAGACTTACCACCACTCATGGTATGAACGGAATTAGCAACCGCAGCGATTACATGGCTTTTTCCAGCGCCTGTTGCCATTTCAGCCAAGCATGGATCACGGGATAAGCAAATATGCCCCATGATCTTGTCATGGGCTTCCTGTTGATATGGGCGCAACATGGTTAGGTGAATTTCCAGTATTCGCTAGACTTGCCAGTATATGGTGTAAGATCAGCTTTCGGCAATAAATCCTTAATTGCCTTTGCGTAGCTGATAGCCCCGGCCTTTGAAACTTTTGTCAACTTGCGGCCATTAATCAAGGCATCTTTGTATTGAGCCGCCTCTTGCAACATATCCATGATTTCGTCAATACGTTCTTTTGCGCGATCCTGTGCCTCTTTCATATCGTCATATTCAGCAATCAACTGCGCAAGTCGTGGCGTATTAATCTCACGGCGCTTAGGCTCAAGGTGTTCTGGATTATCTAATTCCGACATGTAAAGATTATAGAACGCGCGTAAACGTGGTAGGTTTTCCGCAAGCCAAGCCTGATCTTGCGCAACATGTTCAACGTATTCGCCGCTTGGCGTCCACTGCGCAAAAATGGCCTTATTGCGTCCAGATGCAAGCATTTCAATTTGAATTTGGCCGTAGTAGTGTGTCTGGTCTAAACGCTTAAACGTCACAGGTGCAGGCTTGTTACGGATACCGTATGGGCATTTGAATTCAAGGATTGTATCGTCACTGATCAATCCATCAGGGCTTGCACCTAGCCAATCCTCATATGGGAAAAAACCGCACTTCTGCACTTCAAGCCCGTTTGACAATTCAAACAAGCCAATCGCGTTAGCCTCATTAGCGCGACCCCATGCCATGGCTGGATTGTCGGGGAACTCACTTTCTACGCCATGATAATCGCGCACCATAGAGCGCAATACATCATCCGCATTGCGGTATGGATCATCGCCCAAGATTGCGGCTACATTCGATCCAGTCACGCGGCCTTTGCGTTGGCTAAACCATTCCGGTGAGCGTTGTTCTGTCATTTTACCAGTTGTCATAAAGTACACCCTGAAACAATTCAATACGTTTCTTCTTGTCTTTGATATTCAGTTGTTTTGCCGCAGCGGTAGCAACTTCCCATTTCATGAAACTAGTTCTACTGTGAACAACGATAAGATTTATTTCACCGTTTCTGTAAGTGTCAAAATCAGCACTACCATATTCATCGCTTTGTCTTGTAGTCTTAAATCCATTTTTAGTTGGTATAAAACGGCTGTCTTCTTGGATAACAAAATCTGCGTCAGTGTTTAATACTGGCGGATTGTAAATATATCTACTTCCAGTCAAAATGTATTTTACGCCAAGTGATCCTAATTTCTGGATCAATTCATAATCTTGCATTATCTTGATTCCTATCTACACAATGTAAGAGCGGCCATTATAGCCGCCCTTAGTCTATCTATCTAGATCAAAATGGGATTTCGTCACTATCATCGTATCGTGACGTTCCATTTGCAACGCGATCAACAGGCTTTGGCGCGGCCTTTGTCACCTTGCTGGCATCAACAGCAACGGCCTTGGTTGACGGCGAAACAGCCTGCACCCAATTGCCCGTCTTTCCGTTCATTTCCCACAAGCCCAAACGAATAACCATTGGCTTATTGGTAAGGTGCATTGCAAAGTCTTCATCAGTTGGCTTACGCCCAAGCTTCACAATCTTACCGCCGCAATTCGCATCAATCGCCGCAATCATGCGCTTTGCAGTGTCGCCCTTTTTCTTTGCCTTTTCAGGGTCAGTGTTTCTAGCAGTATCGCCATCAGGGTAAGCTTTCTGGAAAATCTTTCGGCCCTGATATTCATCTGGTGCAAGAATATTCCAGCGGATTGAAACATGTTCCTCGCCGCCTTGGAACGATTGCCACTTGCATTCGTCAATCGACGCCATCACCGAACTGCCTTCCGGCAAGATAAGGTTTCCACCGCCGCTAGGGGCTTCATATTCCTTTTCAGTGCTTACGGTTTCGCCGTCACTCAAATCCCAATACGACATCACTTAGCCTCTTTCTTGATTGCAGGAATAAACGGAACAAGGCCAGCCAATGGATTAACACCCAATTCAACTGGCAAAGCCTCAGTAATGCCAAAGCGGTTTTTAGACACATTCGACGCCGTGGCAAAACAAACCAATTCACGCGCGCCAGTCGAAACCGCCTTTTTAACCTCGCCAGCGTCACCCTTTGCAAAAGTCTGCAATCGCACAAACCCGACAAGATCAACATCATTGATATACGGATCAGCGCAGTTGACTTTGTTATTCGACGTGATTTTCATCACATACTTGGAATAACCTGCCATGTCCGGCGGCTCGATCTTGTCAACATCAGCATGAGCGATAAATACGATATTCATGCCTTTCTTGTCTTGCAGCACCTGACACGCCTTGCGCAACCGTTGGTGCATCCCGAACAAGACCTGAAAACCTGCGCCATAGCCACCAGCACATTGAGCAAGGTTATTCTTGCCGTCCGTTTTCATAATCTCTTCGGTGAACAAAACATCAAGTTTCGACACGCTGTCAATAACAAGAGTTTCGTATTTATGATCTTCTTTGATCAATGCCGTGATTTGATCCCACAAATCCTGCGCTGTTTTTAGCAATGGAAACGCATCTGGCCGCGTCGCGGATGGAACCGCCTTCAATCCATCCTCTGCCCGGATAAAAACAGGCTTAGGAAACGTCGCCGCAAGGCTTGTTTTGCCGTTACCCGCATCACCGAAAATAGTTACAAACCCCGGCCCATCACTGGGCTTTGAAATAGTCTCTAGCATAGATCACTCCTTCTACTGCTGATAAACGCCTATCATACTTTCTTGTACCGTGCAACTACTTTCTTCGATTTCACATGAACCTTTTCCTCTTTCGAAACATGGCCTTCTGCGCACAATGCCGCCAACGCCGTTTCAATGTCAGCCCGCTTATACCCACGGCAACGGTTGACAATCACCCCGGACGTTTCCCCATCATCGCCGCTGACAAGTCCCAAAATACGCGCTTTCAAAGCCATCGCCGGGGCGTCTTTTGCACGATCATTCGACACAACCAATGCGATCTTTTCTTCGATGTCGTTGCGCACCAATGCAAATGCCCATCGGACATGTTCCGCCGTGCGTAACCCTTCGCCAACTGACAAGATCAAACTGACCTTGGCTACCAATTCATAGGCCCCTAACACCAACGCTTCAAGCCCACTGCGCCCCTTTTGGTTTTCCGCGCTATCCTCGATCCAATCCAACACCGCGTCCAGCATTTTCTCGGCATCTGCGGTTGACGGCACTTCAATTCTATTCCCGGTAAACTGTACCCTAGCCCGTGAATTGGCCTCAAATTCCCCGCCGCTATACAGTTGCATGAATGTCATTTTCAGCGGATCAGGCATCGGTCGCGGCTTAAATCCACGTTTCGCCCTTGGCACGGTTTCACGCTCATAAAACAGCAATGACCGCCCGATAAAACCATTCGTGGCGCTGCGGTGATCAACCATACTGTCAAACGTTTCTGGAATAGTATACCCATGCAATGACAAAAAAGGCTTTTCCAGACCACTATCAATCGACACCAATGCCTGGTCAATTTCACCTACTCGCACGTCATCTTCGGCAACGTCACCCTTTAACAACAGTGCCTTTTCCTTCAACAGCATTTCCCGCACTTCTTCTTTACGGTCGCCAGTCAACAGCATGTATTTATTTGCCTTTGAATATGCCGACATTAACATGCCGATCACGCCGTCAAGATAAACCGCCCCGCCTTTGTCCTGCGCGTTTTTGATCTTGCGCAGCAATTCCCCGATTTCGTCCACCACATAAAGCGCCGACTGGTGGCGCACGAGGTTAGAAACAATTTCTTTTTCAGATTTGATTGACCCATGTGTTGCGGCAATAATCCCTGCCGCCCGATGAATGTCAGCCACAGCCTGTTGCACGGCTTCTTTGCCAGTCCTAGACCCTGCCACGCAGAACGTGAATAGATTGCATGTAGCGCCCTCCCTAGCGTCTGTGTAGCGCAATCCAGCTAGGTTGCCCATAGCGGTCAATGCAGCCGCCACAGCCAGCTTCCTCCGTGGTCTACGGCACTGGTCATTAATCCACTCAGTTACCACGCCAACAAGGCCGGGCGGGCAATTCAGATCAACGCCGCTAATGTCAAACGGCAACCCGTCATGCGGTGTATCAGTCACGGGTATTTCGGGTGCATCAAACACCACGCTGCGCACCCATCCGCCCTGTTCCGCATGATAAACCAGTGTTCCCAACGTAACAGGGTTTGCTGATTTGCCAAATGAATGCCACCGCTTTTCCAGACCATCATCGGGATATTTTGCACCTTTGGCAGACCACGCATCCCACGCCGCAAACGCCGTTCCGCCGCTGGCCTCATGCACAGCCATGCCGCACTTGATCCATGTATCGTAGTCACAATCAGGACTGACAAACGACAACATATCCGCAAGATCGCTATGCGATACGTCCATCACCCCGCCATTGTATTCGGCCCGGTGGCGTTCTGGCCTGCGCAATAGGTCAATCAATTCCTGCGGCGCATTACCAATATCATATGGTGATCCGTGCAGAACCTCATACCGATTGCCGCTAGCGTGCAATGATCCCGGCCCAACAACGTAGCCCGATGATTTGAAATCAATCCCTTTAAAGTCGTCCAAATGAGTGACAAGCGCAACACCTTCTGGCGCGGTGAAATACAAATGCCGCGATCCGCCACCACTCCCAGTAGCCACTATCAGGCCGCAGTTGGCAAGACCCGGCACCGCATCCGCCAGCTTGGCCCAGCTATCAACGCCGCCATTGCGGGCGTCAATATCAACAACGATCAACCCGCGACACAGAACCCCGTAGCCAGTGCGCAACTGTCCCGTCATTTCCATGACGTCTATCTGCTCATCGCTCCACGCAGGCGGCGTGTGCTGCCATGACGAAGAATATGGGTGTTTTCCGGTGGTTTTACAGTCAGCGTCGCCACAGCCGCACTTGCCGTCAACGATAGGATACAAGCCGAAAATGCGCAGTCCAGCCTCGCGGAATTCTTGGTATTGCAACTGCGGCCCCTCATATGTGGCGTTATGTGTAGCATGGGCGTGGCCGTGGCGTCAAGGGGTGAATGGCCTTTTCAGGTAGTATTTGCGAACGGCCAAGTGAGACTTCGGGTGAATTTTTTCTTGGCATCCCAAGATGCCCATTTTTACCATCTCAGTCAATGTGTGGATCACGTCTGGCTCATTGCGCATCCGGTTCCGTATAACACCCTCAGTCATGGTAGAGCATATGGACATCAAGCTGGAAATCCGCGTCATGGTAACAGCATCAGCGGCTAGAGGCGTCCCGTCTGGCGCTGCCAAGGAACGCTTTCTCTCGTGAGATACAGTCACAGCGAAAGATGCACCGCAGCAGGGGCATTTTGATGAAATTCTCATAGGTCACCTTAGGTTAGAGTTTATGATCTGTCTATAGATCAACAAAAACAACATGTCAACACACTAGGCAAAATATCCTAAAATCGCCGACATATTCTGGGAAACCTAGAAAAATATTGGTCAAAGTGTTGATATTCAAGTGTTTTTTTATGGAATTCATGCTTATTGCATATCCACCCCCCTTATAAGAAAGGGGTGTATAAGTGTCTTTCTATCGTAAGGTGGTAGTAGCAAAACACCCCCCCCTATACAGTTTCAGAAAATACTAGAAAGAAACAACCGTATAAGAAACAAGGTGGGGTGGGTGTATAAGTGTATCCATGAGAGAGAGGAGGAGAGATATAAGAGAGGTATTCCTTATTCTATAGGGTCGTTAGCGCTAACATTTGGCCGATTTATGCTTATCCAGCTTCGGATATTCAGCGGTATTCATAAATAAGCATGAAATTAGGTGTTGACACCATCTACAACGTCGCGTATCGTGTTTATCAACAGGAGCAACCCACATGACCCGCACAGAATTCATCAACACCCATCGCGCGACACACACAGTGCTTGTCTATAAATTCCCGGACATGTTCCGGGTGACAGCCAAGTCAAAGCATGTTATCTGCGATGAAGTACTGACCATCGGCAAGTCGGAATATCCACTCGACGGCTACACAGTGGCGTTGAAAGCATGAAGTACGTCATCGCCGCATGGTGCTGCACAGTTGCAACCGTCATCGCAATCATGCTACTGTAACCGCATGGAATTATTCGAGTGGGTCAGCGGGCCGCAAACCGCCAAACTGCCAGTTGATTATCAGGATATTTACCGCCGCGCGCTAGAAATGCAGTGGCGACTTGATAATGAATATATCAAGTCTCTAGGCTTGACCCCGCCATGGCAGTCAGAACCCGCAGAACTACCGCAACACATTGCACGCCTGTTGACCGCCATCGCGGATCATGGTGGCCTTGAATGGCACGAAACCGATTTTATCGTCCGGGCGTATTTCACAAACGATATCGGATTACGCAATATCCCAAATGCAAAACAGACAATCAACGAGGCACTGGCGCTAGGGTTTATCACCGCCCCAATGATTGACAGTGTGCCAATGATCATGCTAACATGCGCAGGAATAGCGGCTTTAGAAGCCGATGAAGACTTGCGCGAGTAACACCAGAGAACAGGTGACATGGCTCAATTCCCTAATCCGTCCACGCAATTCAAACCCGGCCAATCTGGTAATCCGGGCGGGATTAATTCAGAAACCCATCGCCTGATTAAAGACAGCGCGGAAAAAGCTGCCCGGCTGCAAAACCTGTTGATTGATGGTGTATTGGCAAGAGTGGAGCAATCCAGCCCGGAAGAGCGTGAGGCCATTCTTCGCGCGGACGTAAACAAGATCATTGGCGACGCGCTAGACCGCCACCTAGGCAAGGCCACACAGCCGATTGATAATACGTCCAGCGATGGCACGATGACGCCCCGTGCGGCTTATGGAGATGCTGTTCTGGACGCGATCAAGGCGAAGCATACGCAAACTGCGAAAGAATAAATCACACCTATGCGTGAATTTTTCGCTTGCGTAACCCGGCGGATGGTGTAGGGTATATTTATCAACAGGAGATAAACACCATGGCCGCGCCGATCAAAGCCGCTACCATCACCAAGACTTTCGGAAACAACATGTCGCCGATCTGGGTATTAACACTGGATAAAGACGCCGCTGAAATCTTGGGCGTAACCCGTATTCGGTATGCACTGTCCAGCCAAGATGCGGCTGAAAGATTTGCAGCGGATGCACAATCCAAACTTGACGATGCTTATGCGGATGCGTGTAGGTAACCCATTGACTACACCGTCAGAGCGGTGTAGTCTGTATATATCGAAACGCAAATAAGGATGATGAAGATGGCTTACTATGATGCAAAACACAAAAGCGGTAAAGAGTGGCTTTTTTGCGTACCAAATCCTAATGGGAAAAAGCCACAGGCTGAAATTTCCAAACGCGCTGATCTTTTTGTAAGAAACTATTGCCATAAGAATTTCTTGCGAGGCGATGTAGTTATCACATGCCGTGAAACAGGCGAAACACGAACTGTAGTTGATACATACATTCCACATCATAGTCTAACCTAAGCCCCTTCGGGGGCTTTTGCCATTCCACCGCCACCATGATAAACCTAACGCATGACGCCAGATGAAATTGCATTCATTCGCACTGACTTGCTTGCGTTTTCGCAATACATGTTCAACGCGCGGAAAAATGCGCCACTTCTACAAGCCCCGTTTCATCCCGCACTAACAGCCGCTCTTGAAAAAGTAGCCGCCGGGATAACTACGCGGCTGATTATCAACATTCCGCCACGATCCGGCAAAACCCAAATCGCCGTCAAAGATTTCATAGCGTGGTGCATGGGCAACTGGCCTGATGCTGAATTTATCCATGCCAGCTATTCGAAAACACTGGCAACTGAAAACACATCTGAAATCCGCGCCATCATGAACCATGAGGCGTTTGCCGCTGTATTTGGCGCGCCATGCCTGCGCAGTGACAGCAATGCCAAGGATTATTTTAAAACCGATGTAGGGGGCCACGTCTACGCAACAGGCAGTGAAGGTTCGATCACGGGGTTTGGCGCTGGCAAGATGCGCCCCACGTTTGGCGGCGCTATAGTTATTGACGATCCGCACAAAGCTGGTGAAGGCAATTCCGACACTATGCGCAAGAACGTGCTCGACTGGTTTCAGGTAACTATGGAAAGCCGCAAAAACAGTCTTGAAACCCCGATCATCGTTATTATGCAGCGACTGCACGAGGATGACCTGTCCGGGTTTCTACTAAACGGGGGCAACGGTGAAAAATGGGAACATCTGTGTATCCCCGCTATTGGTGATGACGGCCTATCGTTTTGGGAAACCAATTCCAGCTTTTCATTGGCCGAAATGCGCCGCAAGGAAAAAGCCAATTCATATGTGTTCGCCGGGCAATACATGCAGCGCCCGGCACCTATTGGCGGCGGTATTCTAAAAGATGCGTGGTGGAAATACTGGACTGTATTGCCAAAGATCGAATGGCGCAAAATCTACGCTGACACAGCGCAGAAAACCAAAGAGGAAAATGACTATTCGGTATTCCAATGTTGGGGACATAGTTCAGATGGCGGTAAATACCTGATTGATCAGTTGCGCGGAAAATGGGAAGCACCGGAATTGCTAACCAATGCCCGCGCGTTTTGGAATAAACACCGGGCAGTAACAGGACTTGGCCAGCTTAGGGCAATGATGGTGGAAGATAAAGTTTCAGGCACTGGACTAATTCAAACTCTATCCCGTGAACGAATTCCGGTGATTGGCATTAAACGCAACATTGACAAAATCACCCGCGCCTTTGACGCCGCACCAATTATTGAAACTGGAAACGTATATTTACCGCTCGGGGCAGAATGGCTATCAGGGTTTCTTAATGAAGCCACTCAATTCCCGAACGGTAAACATGACGACCAGCTAGACCCTATGTTTGACGCGGTTGTGGACACAAACGTTGGGATCAATTGGGCTGCATTGGGCAGCTAGGATCGTGACCCCGCTTTGCCCGTCAAGTCCCTTTAGCATATAATCGCACCAAACCTACAGGGCGCGCGCATGACAATTATCAATGATGGACTGCAAAACGTAGCGGCGGGCATGGTTTCCACGCGCGACAAGGCCCAAAATGTCACATTCGTTGACGTGCAGGAAAACCCCGCCTACTGGGGCGTTGTCTATGAAAACTCACGGTTTGCGCAGAAAGTAGTCGATCAAATCCCGGAAGATTGTTTTCGCAAATGGCGGACTTGGAAAGGCGATGATGATCAAAATGAATTAGTCGAGGCCCTAGAGAAAAAGCTGTCCATACGCGCCAAGCTGCGCCACGCCAAGCAACAGTCCCGCATCTATGGCGAGCATTTCCTTTATCTTGACGTGCAAGACGGACAATCACCGGATCAACCGCTTGCACTGGGTCGCGTAGGGCGCGGCAGTCTGCGGTTTGTGATCGACATGCCGCGCGGGAATATTTCGGAAGGCATGACCGAGACTGACCCAATGTCGCCAAATTATGGCAAGCCGCGCTATTACCAAGTGACGGGCGAGAAAACCGGAACGATCATGATAGACCCGTCGCGGGTTATTCGTTTTCACGGAATTGATGCGCCGTCTGGTTATTCGGGTGTTTATCAAGGTCGATCTATTTTCAAAGCTATGATGAATGAACTGTCGCAGTTTCTAGGCACTGCGGCGAACATCGCGTCTTTGGTTTATGAAGCCAAGATTGATATCATTAGTGTCCCCGATTTGGCGTCATTGGTAGCTGATCCTGCAACGGAAGCTGCAATTCGTTCACGTTATTCAACTATGGCATTTATTAAGGGCAACAATGGCCTTGTGTTGCTTTCAGGGGCGGCAAGTAAAGACGGCGTTGGCGAAGAATGGCAACAGAAAAACCTTAGCTTTGCGACATTGCCTGACATTCTAGACCGCTACCAAATGCAGTTGTCAGGTGCGTCGGGCATTCCGCGTGCTATTCTGTTTGGCGTTTCAAGCGGTGGAATGGGTTCAACTGGCGATCTTGAGTTGTCGTCGTATTATGACCGCATTTCGGCAATGCAGGAAACTGAAATTGAACCTGCTATTGAATTGCTGGATGAATGCTTGATCCGGTCGGCATTAGGTACACGCCCGCCTGAAATGTGGTATGAATGGGCGACGTTGTGGCAAATGACGGATTCGGAACGGGCAGACGTTGGGCTTAAAAAAGCGCAGACTGTCAAGGCCCTTGTTGAAAGTGGTGTATTGCCACCTGAAGTTCTGACCCGCCCGATTGTGACTGATATGATGGCGACTGGATCACTGCCCGGATTGGATCAGGCGCTGGATGATTTCTTGGAAGGATCATTAGACACTGCTGACATTGTGCCCGATGATGATTTGATGGAAGTCGCACCAAAGCCTGTTAATCCAGAGCCTAAACCCGTTGTATTGGACTCATTGCCAGAACCTATTGACTATGACAAAGAAACCCTTGAATTGCTGAGGATTGCCCTTGCGTCCGATTGACATTCTGACAATCCAAGCGCTGGCCCGTAAAGAGGCTGATCGGGCTATCCGTGATGCTGACTTGTCAGTATTGTCCGGGGTTTCGATCCAGCTAAAAGGCGATCAAGGCGAAGTCGGCCCACAGGGTCCAGAAGGCCCACAAGGCGAACGTGGGCCGCAGGGTTTTACAGGTCCACAAGGCCCGCAGGGTGATACTGGCCCGCGCGGTCTGACAGGTGACGTTGGGCCGCAAGGTGTGCCGGGTAATGACGGCAAGGACGGCAAGGACGGCACGACGCCGCCACCTGCAACTTCCGTGCGCGATGCTTATGTTGATCCTGATGACGGCCATCTCTACGTTGAGTTGACAAACTCACGGCTGATCAATGCGGGCAAAGTCAAGGGCGATGACGGTAAACCCGGAAAGCCCGGCAAAGACGGCCACACAGGCGTCATGTTTGGCGGTGGCGGGTCTAGTGGCGGTGTAGGTGCATCGCTGCCCGTTGGCGGTCTGACAGGGCAGGTGCTGGCAAAAGCCAGCGACGCGGATCAGGACGTAGTTTGGCAAACCATTTCAGGTGGCGGCGCTATTACTTGGGGGGGTATCACTGGCACGCTGTCATCGCAGACTGACCTGCAAACCGCACTGAACGGCAAGGCCACCACTGCACAAGGTGCATTGGCCGATACAGCATTGCAGCCGGGCGCTATTATTCCATGGACTGACGTTTCTGGCAAGCCCACATTTGCGACGGTCGCCACAACGGGCGTTTATTCTGACCTGTCGGGCATTCCCGGCACGTTTACGCCTGCGGCTCACAATCAGGCTTGGTCAACGATCACCGCCACGCCCACCACGTTGGATGGGTATGGCATTGCAGACGCTGCTACGGCGGCACAGGGGGCGCTTGCTGATACGGCGTCACAACCGGGACACACTCACGCGCAAGGTGACGTGACGGGGCTAGTTACGGCGCTTGCAGGCAAACAGCCGCTGGCAACCGTACTAACCAATACCACGGCGGCTTTTACGACTGCGCAAGAGACGAAACTATCAGGAATCGCAACCGGGGCCACGGCGAACGCTGCGGATGCGTTTTTGCTGGCAAGGGCAAATCACACTGGGACGATCCCTGCGGCTGGGTTTGACGATACGTCGCATGGGGCGCGGGCGGGCGGGACATTGCACGCCAATGCCGTTGCGGCGGGCGCTGCGGGATTCATGACCGGGGCGGATAAAACGAAACTGGACGGCGTGGCAACCGGGGCTAACCTGTACGTACACCCAAACCATTCCGGCGATGTGACAAGCGTTGCTGACGGGGCTACGACGATTGTCGCTGGCGCTGTTACGCTGGCGAAACAGGCCAACATGGCAACTGCCTCGGTTGTGTACCGCAAGACGGCTGGGGCGGGTGCGCCGGAAGTGCAAACCCTTGCCACGCTCAAAACCGATCTTGGCCTGACGGGCACCAACAGCGGCGATCAAGCTACGATTGTTGGGATCACGGGGACCAAGGCGCAATTCAACACCACGCTGACTGATGGAGACTTCCAGTTTCTCGGCGATGCACCTACGGCGCACACGCACCTATTGGCGGCTGGCGCAACCGATGTGACGGTGACGGCGGCGAACCTGAACACCCTCGATGATGGGGCCAACACGGCGCTGCACTTCCATGATGCGGATCGGGCGCGGGCGGTGCATACCGGAACGCAGTTGGCGGCGACCATCAGCGATTTCAGTGAGGCTGTTGACGACCGTGTAGCTGTGCTGGCCGTCGCGGGCACGAACATGACCATCACATATAACGATGGCGCGGGAACATTGACGTTCGACGCTGCTGGCGGGGGCGCGGGCACAAACCTGACCTACACCGCAGCGACACGGATCATTGCCAGCGATACGGGCACGGATGCCACGCTGCCGCTTGTTTCAACGGGTGACGCTGGTTTGGCCCCCGCGTCCGGCGGTGGTACAAGTAATTTCTTGCGGGCGGATGGCACTTGGGCGGTTCCTGCGGGCGGCGGTGGCGGGTCTAGTCCGATCATGTCTTGGCTAATTTAAGGATGCGAAATTGATTAACCTAACATCAACAACTGACATAGTTCGCGTCGTCACTTCGGCGGCGGCTCAAATCGAGGTCCACGCATCTTGGGCGGATTTCGACGGGTCTGCTGTATCCCTTGGGCGGCAAAACACCCCTCATATCACCACTGCTACCACGACTACGGTCGTGCCTTCGCCGGGTGCATCTGTCACTCGGAACTTGAAACATCTTAACATCACCAATGACCATGCCAGTATGTCCTGCACGGTGACGGTTGAACATTTTGATAACACCACTGCAATTGAATTGATTTCATTTACGCTATTACCTGGCGAGAACATGGTGTTCGCGGAAAATGGTAATTGGTCTCACCGAGACGCTCAGGGGGCGGAATACCCACCTGCTGGATTGGGCGCTTACAGTGGCCGTGCTGTTGGGTTTATGAAGACTGGAACGGCCTCTGATGCCGTTGGTTATTGGTATTGTACGTCAAAAGATGCTGGCTTTCCGGGAGCTTGGGCAACAGGTTCGCCGGGTGTTAACGGGCGCATAACGGATGGCACTGTCGCAGCGGACTTTGGCTGCATCCCAATTGCAAACCCGGCAGTTGGAGCTAACTACATTACCGAAATTCAAATGGCCGCAAGCGTCAACCACTCACACCTGCTTTTTGATGTGCTTTGGGTTAATACTGGGCTTGTGATCACTACCACCACGGCGCAATCTATTACATCGCCAACACTCCCTGCCCGTGACATTAACGGTACAACCAATGGCGAAGGGTGTATGATTGCTATCCTTTGTACATCTGCTGTAGGTTTGGCTGCTGTGGCAAGCAACGCCACGGTTAGTTACACCAACTCGGACGGCACTGCGGGTCGCACTGCAACGCTCACAGCTATTGTGGGTTCACAAGCCCCTGCCACTCCTGTTATTGGTACATTGATTTGGTTTAATCTCGCGGCTGGTGATAAAGGTGTAAGGTCTATCCAATCTATTACACTCGGCACAACGTGGGTTTCTGGCACAATCTCGCTGATGATCACCCGTGACCTCGCAACAATCGGAACGACCATCCCAAACGTGACGGCCCAGAAGGTCATCGGAACTCCGGGCATTCGTATCTATAACGGCACCACGGCTTTGCATTGTGTTCTAACAAGTGCGACCACTGCCACATTCTTTTCGGGCGAAGTTGTGATCCAAGAAAAGTAACCCCCGCTTTGCAAATCCGCACTTAAATATTCATACTACCCTAAACAATCATCGGGATCATCATGGCTAAAGTAGCAATCACATCGGCGGGTATCCAGATCTTTGACGGAACACAAACCCGCAATAACATTGTTTCAATTGGCTCTAACCCATTGCGCATGTGTATTGGCGTTGTTGGGGGCCGGGTATTTTATGACTTCATTCCTCTGCCATCGGGCGCGGGGATTATTATTCCGCCCCTTTTGCGTGTGACGTTTTATAG